CGTCCCTTCCGGGACGCTCGTTCTTGTAGTTACTTTTTCAAGCAACTCTTTCGGTACCTACATCTATGTCATCTGGTTCCTGGTCTGTTACACTGGACACCTATCACCATGCTAGCAAAGTATGGTCAGGTGGTTCTACACCGCGAGGTGTCCCCAAACGCGAGTTAGGTTATACTATGTCGCATAGCTACAGGAACGACGGCCCCATACAGTATTCGTATGATGCCGGCGAAACTTGGAGTTCTACGGAAGGCATAACCATCTTCGCTACTGAGGCCCAGCTATCTAGTCAGGCTTTTATTGATGACGCAAATGCTCGGTGTATTGCCAAGCTCCGCACGACAGTGCGTAGTGGGTTTAATGCCGGGATATTTGCAGCGGAGTTGCCAAAGGCTATAGAATCGGTAGTTGGGTCATGTAAGTCCATTCTTGCTGCGTATTTCGCAGTTAAGCGTGGTGACATGGCTTCAGCTATCAGGACTTTAGCCCGCGCGACAGCTGGGACTGGTGCATCTCGTTTCGTTGCCAAAGCAAGACTTAATTCTGCCGTTAAGAAGCGTCGAAAGACGCGGAAGAATGGCCGGATAAAGTTTGCAGAAGCAGCCAAGCTCGACTCAAATGACATCTCATCTTTGTGGCTATCCTTGCAATACGCATGGCGGCCGCTGATGAGTGACTTATACGAGTTATGTATTGAGCTTGAGAGGTACACCAATGAGCGTAAGCTCGTATACAGGGCGCAAGCTTCATCCAATGAAGATCTCCCCACGCGTAAAACTTACACGTGGAGTTATCCAAACTGGTGGCTTCTTTCCTATGTATACCCCGAAGAGCGAAAAACTCTTTACCGCAGAAAAAGAGTGCTAAGTGAAAATCCATCCACGTCATGGAGGTTGGGTCTAACCAACCCTTCCGAAGTGGTCTGGGAGCTTGTACCTTTTAGCTTTGTTGTCGATTGGTTTATTCCAATTGGCGACTTCTTAGCTAACAGGTCCTTGCTGGATTTGAAGGTGGCGTCTTATACAGATAGTCTACTTCGTACAACGAGATACGTCAATATTCCGACGTTCGTTGTCGATAACACTCATATGTATAAGGGTATGACTTCATCATCATACCGGGTTGAATATACACGATGGGCGAACAATGAGTACTGGCAAACTGCCACGTACTTACCCCCGCTCAAAATGTATAGTAAGGCCTTCTCCTCCGGACACTTAAAAAACGGTGCTGCGCTTATTCACCAACAAATCGGCAATAGGCGCTAGTATAACTTTATTTTACATGTCCTCTTTTTGAGGTATAAAAATGTCTGCACAAAGTAACGTTACCGTCTTCGACGGCGCCGCAACTCCCGTTTCACACATTCTGGTCCCTATGGGCGCAGGTCCCGACCCCTTGCTCGGTAATGTTGCAAGGTGGCGGGAACTGCTTTCCTCGGTTCCCCTGGGTGCAAACGTTCGTCTTTCGACGATGGAGAGGCGGCTCAAGAACGGGACGAACCGCGTTGAAATTCGCGTGGAGGTCCCTGTCATGGAGAGCGTCGCCGGCCAGAATTCCGCCGGTTATACGGCCCCCCCGAAAGTCGCTTACACGGACACTTTTATGTTCGTCGGGTACTTCTCGGATCGATCTACCATTGCTAATCGACGGCTTGGCAAGCAAATGATTGCCAATCTGCTGAATAACATCAGTGAATCGAGATCAGCCGCAACATCGGGCGTGGCATCGGAATTGATCGATTCGGGGATTACGGCTTCCTAATGGATACCACGATCACTATCTTCATAGTGGTTTTGTGGATGATCGCGATGGCCTACTTATTTCATAAGTAGGTACCTGCGGTCGCCTCCCGGTAAAGACAGAGCTTTTTAGCTTTTCTCCTTTTATGAAAGGGAATGTTGCAATGAAAATTGCTCCCTGTTGGATAGCAAACTCGGGTACTACCGTTACGCTCAACGTGCTTGATGACCTCAGCACAAAGCTACTAGGGAGTGTACCGCCTACTGATCGTTTAAGACATTTGCAAAGTCTCATATCGCAAAAGTCCTATAGCGAGTTGGCTGAGTACGCTATTGATTACGAAACGTTTGGCATTGACGATGTTAGTGAACTTTTACTAATCCGTCAGGTGCTTGCGTTCTACCAGAAGCTCGAATGTCTACCCCTTGGGATAGACAAAGAGCAGGTGGCGTACAATAGCTTCCTAGATGCAGAGCAAAAGTGCAGTACGATGAATGCTTTATTCAGGAGTGACCCTTATCTTCTTAGTTTTAGTTCGAGTTCACGTGCTATTTTAGCTCGTGCTCGGGAGATAATCTCGGGTTGCCTTGGTAAAGTACCATCCATTGCTGCGCTGCGCTTGCGCTTCGGCCCTGGTGCTACGACCGAGATAAAAGCAGGCTTGTGTAGTGACCAGTACAAACTGGCCGCACAGCCATCGTGTAGTGAAGAACTATTGCGTTCGCCATTTTTCAATGACCTTGTCAGAGAAATGCCGCACTGGGCCGAGGCCCATGCAGTATACTCAGATGAGGACATTTGGCGGCTTAATGTTTCAATTAAGCACAGCAAGTTAGTCTTCGTCCCTAAGAATGCTAAGACTTTCCGCGGTATTATGACACAGCCTACGCTGAATGGATTACTCCAGAATGCTATAGGCGATTATATGTCGACGCGGTTACTCAAAGCAGGATTAAATCTAGCAGACCAAACCATCAATCAGCGTTTAGCACGCGCTGGTAGTATGCAAGGTCATGTTGCAACGCTAGATTTAAAGTCCGCCTCCGACACTTTGTCTTACGGCTTGATTAAAAATCTTATGCCTGAAGACTGGTTTCTGCTTCTTAATGAAACCAGGTGTCGAACCATGCAGTATCGGAGTGACGACCCGGTACGCCTCAGCCAGTTCTCTAGTATGGGTAATGGTTTTACCTTCCCATTGGAGTCCTTGGTCTTCTGGTCCCTGGGTAGGGCCATCCTTGAGAGAAATCAAGGTGGTATCCTATCCGTGTACGGTGATGACATAATCATCAGTACGGAACTAGTCGGGCAGCTCACAGAGGTATTAGAGGTTTGCGGTTTTACGGTTAATGACCGTAAATCGTTTGTCTCTGGTCCCTTTCGCGAGTCGTGTGGTGCGGATTATTTTAGGGGATTCGACATTCGGCCTTATTTTCAGAAACAAGAAATAAGCGCCATGACACTCTTCTCCATGTATAACTTCTTCTATAGGAGGTACGAACGAGATTTCTGCGAAGAAATTTTATCGTACATCCCTATCGAGTTACGGTTATACGGCCCTGATCATTATGGGGATGGCCATCTGGTTTCCGATACTTGGAACCCATTGGTCACGCGCAGAATGAGAAGGGATGGATACGGAGGTGTTCTATTTCGTACTTACCGTTTGACGCCAAGGAAACATATTTCTTTATACCCTGGCGATCACATTACCCCTTTGTATCAGTTGTATATAAGGGGTGACGGTAATCAACGTAGCCTTCTCAAACGAGAGGTTGCTACGGAATTCTCCCGTTCCGGTAGAGCTTTTTATGCTCTTAAAGGAACCGAAGGATACGAAATAGTGTCGATCTACACTTTTGCTCGTTAGTCTTAGCGAGCGAACTCGGGGAACCGAGTGGAGGCCCTTAACTGGGCATAACATTTTGAGTAGACCTGCTAGG